TTGTTTAAGTGTATTAATACTTTTATAACTTTGTACTTGATTACCAATTTTTACACTGAATCCATCGGCACCGGCTTCTATATTTCCGACTTTTCGATCGTCTTCTTTTAAAATCCAAAATTGATTTGGAATTACAGCTTTAGCTATGATCATCTAAAACTCCTTTGTATGTTTCGTTTAGCCAGCGGGCATATTGCTCCGCTGACTCACTGGCTTTAACCAGTTCGTATTTGCCACAAAATTTCATAAATCTAATACCAACTTGCCCAACATCCTTATGGCTAATCATAGTACGGATACTATTGTCTACAGTTTCTTTAATTTCTACAGGTTGTGCTGTAAGGTCAATTAGTGTTCGATTACGTTCGTAGTCATCAAGTACACGATGTTCCGTCCCGTTATGATCAGTCCAACGTTGCAACATAAGATTATTCCATGCATATCCTTGTTTGCTGCGATCCTCAAAAGCCTCAGTAAGTCCCACTTTGTTTTTAGTACCCTTAACCCGAACGCCAGGATACGCCGAAAACACATTATCGCTAGTATCTCCACGCATGCATTTTTCAAATAATAACCATTCAGGGTTAGGAATAACTTTAGGTTCTTTGGTTTTTTTGTCTATGACTTGTTTGCCTTTTGCATCAAAAATCCCGCGAATTGTTAGTAACTCGTCAGTGATACCATTATATTGGTCGACATTTTCGGCAAGAAGCTGAACAAAGTCTGTATCACTAGAAATAATTACATGATGATCTTGGGAGTGTAACGCAATCCAACGTGCAATGATATCGTCGGCTTCTGCAGTTTCGTTTCTGATTACTGAGCAGTTAGTACTGTCAGCCAAGTATTTAGTCAAGTGATCAAACGTTTCCCAGAACAATTTGTCTTCTGCTTGTTCTTTTTCTGTTTGGGCAGCACGAGCATCACTACGATTCTTTTTGTAAGGAGCGTAGATATCCTTGCGCCAACTGCGCCCTTCTAAGGCAAACACCACATGGTCTGCACCAAATTTATTGACTACTTTGTTTACAGCACTAAGAGTTATGTGTAGAGCATATCCCACCTTTTCCCAGTCATCGCTAGCACGAAAGGCAACATGGCGAGCACGAAAGAACAGATTAGCTGTGTCAATAAGAACGTATTTCATTATGGCCTAGAGTATGTGATTGTCAATAATGTATTGTAGCATATAATTGGCCCAAAATCTATGAGCATCTTCTCCAAAATGCCAGGAACCCTTGGAGACCGTTTCAAAACCGTTGTTTCTAAGCCACCCGTGATAGGTACCAGCAGTATCGTATGGTTTGATATAGCTGATACCCCAGTCCTTTTGGGACTGCCAGCCTTGAAAACTACTATTACCGTTAAAGAAGATATGTTTAACACCCAGCAAATTTAGGTCTTGATGAAAATTCCAAATGTCCTCGTGAGCATCAGCCATTTTTTTTCCGTAATCGATATTGGCAATGTACTCCTTGTACCGTTGCTGATGGCTTTCGGGTACTATATCAATACCACTGGCGTTGACTTGATAGTATGTTCCATCGATTAACCACTCTTGTCTTTCCCAAGTAGACCATTGTATAATGACCAATGAATCTCGATATGCTGTAGGATTATCTAGCAGCCATTGCCGTGTAGTACGCATGATACGAGTATTGCTAGCTGCAGATTCTGCATCACAAACCAAAATTGCACCTAAGTGATTTGCTAACTCGCATCCATAACTAGCACGTAGATTATCCGGATGAGGCTGTCTGCCTAAACCCCAGTACAGAGGATCGTCTTCGGCAAAGGCATGTGCGTTTACTGCTTCAGCAGCGGCTGTATGGCTATCACCGTTTACATATAGATAATGCGTCACGAAACCTCTGTACGTCCGTTGCCTAAATCGCGACTACGTGTAAATCTTTGAGAATTGGGTTCAGGATTCATTGCTTGTTCCTGTTCCCAGGTTTCCATTACTACGTGCCGACAAACGTTCTGAAACCATTGATCCACAATATCTTCGTGCGTCTTACCTACGTATCCGGCACGTATTAAGTTAGCTACAAATTTTTCATTCCAGTCTAATTCAAATGAACCTGCATGTATATTCTCAGGATCAATGTCCATACCTAACATAGCAACATACGGTTCACCTGCTTCTGTTGCTAATTCTTTTTCAGATTTAACCGGAGGTTCTGCTTTCTTAGTGCGCTCTTTCTTGAGCTGTTTAACAGCTTCGGCCGGCACCGGCGTTAGAGGTTCTGCTTTCTTAAACATATTTTTTAATTTGTCGAACATATTAATTTTCCTTTAAACGTCTTATCAGATACTCATTTTTAGTCATCCATATTGCCGGAGTATTAATAATATAAAGTGATCTACCACAGTAGCCCCACGTTAACCAAATTAATTCATTTGATACGTAGCATCTATGAGGTCGCCAGGCAAACTGAAGTTTCCAAGGTCTAACCCAAGCTTCGTCTCGGACTGTCATAAGAGTATCCAGTGGCATTAAGCCAAGCTCGCATACAAGTGTTGTTGTAAATTCAAACGTAATCCGTTCTCTACACAATACTGTCCTGTGTATTCATGATTGCGTTGATTGGCTTCCAAGTCCAACAAACCTGGTTCCCAAAAAGATATAACTTCATCTACAGTACTACGCTCTTCCATAGTAATCTGTCCCTTCTCTGCACGTAACAGTTTGATACGTTGTGGGAAACTGTTGTAGATATTCATTGGGCTACAGTAGATCTGTTTGCCTGTGCGATCTCTCCAAGCCAAGGCCCAGTCTGGAACGCTGCTGTATGGACTCTTAGGATCAGCACTCATAACAAACTTCAAACAGTCTGCACGATCTAAAATAGTTTTGCTGGGTGCATAATACTTGATGGCAACGCCATTCTTTTCGATACACTTGGGACTGCAAACTAAGGTAACACCTTCCGGTACCGCAGTATCAGGAATGCCATTGCTTTCTACTTGTACTTCCTTAAAGTTGTGTAACTGTTGTGCCATGAACCAGCTAATGTTTTCCTGAATCAAGGGCTCACCACCAGTCATAACTAACACAATGTTGGGAAACTTTTTTCCTGGCAAGTTGGGCACATGTGCCCAAGCAGGAACGTCCTTGCCTTTGTCGGTCCAGAATGCCTGAATAGTAGTATACATTTTGGTTTCAATCTGATCATAAGTCATCCAGTCGCCGTCGTCAAAGAATGTATCACAGAAGCTACAATCTAAATTGCATTTGGCCAGCCGAATGAATAACGCTGGCATACCTGCATATGGCCCTTCGCCTTGAAGAGTAAAGAACATACTGGTTACAAATAAGCTGTCGGCAGGAGCGTCCTTGAAGTACTTCTTTCCGACAATAGTATTAGTTCCGAACAATTGTATTCTCCGTTGTATAATTTATTATAGCAAAGTATTTAGACCAAGTCAACATTAACGCCACCATTCTTCCCAGGGAAATACCAACCAACAGTCTTCTTCGGCCTTGTTGATTTCTTCTGCCGAATAATTAATATCGTGAAATTGGCTATCCTGGTTGTCCACTAACACAGCAAAACGGGTAGTGTTATTCCAAATATCTACCCACTTTTTCTCTTGTGGTAAGCAGCCACCTTCCCAATCACGCTTGATCCAGTTTAGTGTAGCACCACTATCGTTAATATCGTCTACAATAAGAATTTTCTTAGGATCAGCCAAATACCCGTAAGCATCTTCGGACATCCATAAGTTGCTTTCGCAGTCTTTTTCATTGTTGTCACGTAGACTAACATGCAAGGCATGCATGGGCACACCCAAATATTGGCTAATCATGTTAGCCGGCACAAGCCCGCCACGTGTTAGGCCAACAATGTAGTCTGGCCGCCAGTTGTCCCGTTGCATTTGCCTAAGGATTTCTAATACTTGACCTTTTATTTGTTCTGCTGTGTAGTAGATTTTTTTCATTTATTTTCCGTATAATAATAGGGATTGTTCTAGATTGTCTAAGGCAAGGTTGTATTTAGATAGATTATCACTGTTGCCGGTGTAGTTTAACATGGTAGCTGATTCGACATGTAAAAATGTTTTGTCAATTCCGTGCAGCTTTGAGTATAACATAAGAATTTCGCTTAGTCTATATTTTTGGTTATACACTACATTTAGGTCTCGATCTGTAATGGTTCCATCTATTACAGCTTCGATCACACGCACAAAGTCCCTGGCACTGACCATATCAAAGAAACGATCTTGTTCTAATGCAAATGGCAACTGATTGTTAGTAGACGTCTTAAATCTCTTCAATAAACGATTTTCGGATTCTACCAGATCAAAACAGCCAAATAGTCTCAGAGTTACCGTTTTTGGAAAATCAGTACTAAGCCTGGCAATGACATTTTTACTTTGTCCATAACTGTGCCGAGGCACACGATTCCAAATTTCTATTTCTTTGACTTGATCTATGTTTTGATCTATATCAAATTCAGCACCGGAACCAATGTTGATTAGTTTTTGATACCATTGATCATTAATAGCTAAGTTATAAAAACCTTTGAGATTATTGGTATAGATAGCATGCTCGTATGACCTCAGTTGTTCTCTGCCAGCCACTGCACAGTTTATGACCACATCATATCGGCCCCTCTCCAATGTCTCAGTAACTGCTGCTAAATCACATAGATTGAGCTGGTTGCGTGTTGTAGCATGAACCTGGTGCCCAGTTAAATGATCACTTACATAACTGCCCAAAAATCCAGCAGCACCAGTTACTAGTATTTTCATCGGCCGAAATCAGGAAACTCAACTACAATAGTACTACGACCGTCTGTGCGGTTATATGCTAGTTCATAAGCAGGACGAATGCGTTCCACCGTATCAGCTTCAATAACATCAACTGTTTGACACATCAGTCTAAATGCTGCTGAAAAATTGCCGCGATGTTGTGCTTGTGGATCTACTGGACGCTCAGATCCTACAGCTACCCTAATAATAACTTTTGGACAACAACGGCCGTCACTTAAACTATTAAGTTTGTCCAGGTGATTGACAATCTGATCTGTGGCGCACAGTAAGAAATTCCAACGCGGCACCACCGACACAGGAACAAATCCATTCATGGCCAAACCGATACTGACACCAATTTGGAAATTTTCTGCCACTGGAAATTCCATCTTCTTTTCTGGTGCAATCGTAGTTAGACTTTCGTAGCAGCCAGTTCCAGCGTATTCTACTGCTTGCCCTAGGAATATGGTATTTGGCTGTAGACTGAGCCAGTTCATGGTACGTTTTAATTCTTGGTTGTACAGTTGATTTGGTGTCATTAGAATTGTACCCTTACACCAGCTCCGGCGTGTGGATAACGAGTATTTTGGTATCGATAATAGATCAAATTAGTGTCTTGGTACCAGTCGGCATCCGTGGCATAGTACGGAACAGTTCTACCCCATATCTTGTCAGTAGGAGACTCAACAGCAAGTCCGTTGTCCTCAACTACAAATGTGATTGGTAACTGATGATTTACGCTGTACTTGTAAGCTTCGTGCCAAGCACCTGTTTCGGCACTCATGTCGCCGGTCCAGCACCACACATGCTCGCCGGTGTTGCGTAGTTTTGCTGCCAAGGCCAATCCTGTAGCAATGCTGGGGATACCACCCACTATACTAGAACACACCAATTTATATTCAGGCAAGTTTAATACCATGCTGCGTCCTGCCAGAATCTCGCTACGCAATAAATCTTTTGGTACACCTTTTAGCAGCGCCTGATAATGATTACGCCAAGTGCAGCAGACCCAATCATTCTCGATATCAATAGCGTTGAAGACCTGCATAATTTGATCTTCGACGCCGTGATACAAGTGAATGGGCGCACGTATTTCGCGATTGTTAAATCGTTCACCTATCTCTGTTTCAAAGTCCATGAGTTCTTGTTTTGTGATCATACAAACAGGCTCATAAATCCATCCACTTTCTCACCAATGTACGCAATCTGTTCTGGAGTAATCACAGGACTAGTACCGTGGAAGTAAGTATGTGTCATAGCATGTGTGGCCACTGGGAAGTCGTTCTTGGCTCGCTGTGGATCCATTAAATGACTGTAAGCGGGTTGCAGCATGATGTTACCAGCAAAGTACGGGCGTGTTTGAATCAGATTCTCTTCCAGATAATCCACCATGTCGCTACGATGGAATCCAGCATCCTTGCGTACAGTTACAGGGAAAGCAAACCAGCTGGGGTCTGATCGATCCTGAGCACGTGGCAGATGGAACCATTGCTCATACTTCTCATAGATGTTGAACAACAATTGATAATTACGCCGACGCAGAGCATGGATCTCTGGCAACTTCTTCAATTGTTGTAATCCCATGCTGGCCTGTAGCTCAATGGGTTTCAAATTGTATCCGATCTCATCGTATACATATTTGTGATCAAATATTTCGTCCGGCAAAGTGGGAATCCAATTATTGAATCGTTTGCCACAGGTCCCGCACTTTAATTTATTAGCTTCTGGACCCACACAATAGCAACCACGCCCCCATTCACGAAAACTTCGCAAAATGATATCTGTTTGTGGGTCACTAGTGGCAACAAAACCACCTTCACCCATAGTCATGTGGTGCGCTGGATAGAAACTACATGATGACATAAGACCAAAACTACCCAATGGTTTACTGTCGTATGTGCTGCCCAGTGCATCACAACAATCTTCCAACAAGATCAATTTATAGCGATCAACCAACTCCATTACGCGATGCATGTTAGGCGGATTACCCAGTACATGGGCAAAGGTGATGATCTTGATGTCAGGATCGTTCTGTAATAGTGCTTCAGTCTGATCCAGGTCAATATTCAAAGTGTCTAATTCGATATCTACAAACACAGGAATCAATCCCAATTGTATAGTAGGATTAACTGTGGTAGGAAATCCAGCAATGGGCATCAATACCTTAGTGCCCTTGGGAAAATTGTGGCCACGTTTGCTGGTCAAGGCACTCATCATTAATAGATTACTACTGCTTCCAGAGTTGGTCAGAATACCATGTGTCTTGCCAAACTGACGTGGAAATTCTCGTTCGAATTTTAGTCCATCATCTCCCATAACTAACCAGCCTTTAAGGAGACTCTCTACACCAGCAACAAATTCATCGCTGTCATAATAGGCGCCAGCATAGTTTACAAAGTCTTTTCCGGCTGTCCAGGACCGAGCGTCTTGCTTTTTATCAATATATTGTTTTATTTGTTCAAGAATATGTTTCATAATTTGTCACTTATTGTCTTCATTAAATTTATTACAGCGCGGCTTCCTCGACTGGCATGAAAATGTAATATATGTGCCTTATCTATCGGAATACCGTTCCATTCATTGTGCCAATTTATTATATGAGGATCAAGACTTCGCAGATTCATTGCCTGATATGCCATTTCGGGATGATGTGGATCTAATATGTCCTGACTCCAAAACATGGCATTGTTTCGTATCTGATCAAAACCCCAATTTCGTTCCGGATGGGTGTTGCATTGACTCCATAATTCGTCTCCAATATCCCATATATGTTGTTTCATAGTGTGAGGAAAATACTGTGTATCATTATTGTAGTATGCGGAGCCGTTATTTTCTTTAGGGTCAGTATAGTTA